TTGTCCGACTTGGCGTCCGTGAACGGGATAGTCTTGGTCTGCAACGACAAATTTCGCCCTTCAGCGATGCTCATTCCGTTGGAGGGAAATTACGAGCAAACCAAGAAGATGGCTTGCCAAGCCGATGCTTCTTTGCCCGTAAAAAAGCAAATCTGGAAAACAATCGTGCAAGCCAAGCTGCGTTCGCAGGCAGGGGTCCTCCGAAAGAGAACTGGGAACGACTGTGGGCTACTGGAGATGTCCAAGGCAGTAGGAAGCGGAGACCCTGGAAATCTGGAGGCAGTGGCAGCAGCAAGGTATTGGAAACAATTGTTGGGTAACGAGTTCGTTCGCCACAATGAAGACTTTAGAAACTCAGCCCTGAATTATGGGTATGCTATTTTACGCTCCATCGTAGCAAGGTGTTTGTGCGCCTCCGGGCTCCATCCGTCCTTGGGGGTACACCACAAAAATCAGAGGAACCCTTTCTGCCTTGCGGACGATGTGATGGAGCCGTTCAGGCCGATAGTGGATAATCTAATAGCTGGGCTAAAAATCCAAGAGCAGATGACAAAAGAAACCAAACAGACCATCCTGTCTGGTCTCATGGAAAAATTCGGCTATATGGGGGAGCGGAGCACTCTGTTCGAGATAATCCTACGAATATCGCAAGCATTGGCCAAGCATTTCACGGATGGGGCACCCTTTGACATTGGCGAGATAAGTGGGTACAACGTTAGGCTTCCCGAATAGGAGTAGCTATGTGGACGTTTTGCATGTTTGACTTACCAACCAAGACGAAAGATGACAAGGAGAGGTATACGCGGTTCAGGAAGCACTTGCTGAGAAACGGTTTTTTCATGATGCAGTTCTCGGTATACCTAAAATTCTCGGATACCGAGGAATTGGAGACTGCTACACGAAAGCGGGTGGAGTTGGGGCTTCCAGACAGGGGAGTCGTCCGCCTTTATTCGTCAACCGACCAGCAATTTAACCGAATGCAATCTTACCGTGGAGTTACACCACAACCGTTGGAGGTTCCCATCCCTCAGCTTTGCCTGTTCTAAAAACCCATTAACTAACCTTAAGGTCGGAGAGCTTGATGCTACCCCTATGCAGGGAGCTTAGTTTTGTATCCACACGGGTCTAAAATACTACCAACCTGCGTGTTCCCTTAAAGAAGCAAGCTTGATGGCCGCCTCTCCTTGGGACTCGGGGATTTCGGCCTGCTCGACCGGCTTGGGCTCGGCGCTCTGGTCGCGGTTGGTGACGAATCCCGCCCCGCCCGTGGCGACCCGGCTGGGCTTCGCCTTCTCGGGGGGCTTGGGCTTGCCCTCGGCGTCCCGGTCGGTCACGAACCCGGAAGACCCGGTGTCGGCGGCCTCCTTGTGCTCCTCGGACTCCTCCTTGGGCGTTTCTTCCCCCTCGTGTTCCTCGTGCTTTTCGGCGATTTCGACGTCTTCCTTTTTGTCGGCCTCGGAGCCTTCGGTGCCCTCCGCTTGCTCGTGCGCCTGCTCCTTGGGGGACTCAAGGGATTCGCCAACCTGCTCCATCCCCTCCATGCCCGGCATTCCTTCGCCCCCTTCCTCGAAGTCCTCGGGAAGCTCGATGCCCATGTTGGCCGCAAAGTTCTCTATTCCGGCCACGATTTCGTCCACGTTCCTGTAAAGCTCGATGACCGCAGAGGCTATCTGGTCGGGGTTGGCCTCGGCGACGCGGCGGAAGGTGGCGGCGAACTTCTTCCGGGCGGCTATGCGGGCCTGCGGCGATGCGGCCCGTGGGGGCTCGGCGAGGTCAAGCTGCTCCCGCAGGTTGGAAAAGGCGCTCGCCACGACGCTCGTGAAATAGGCAAGCTCGCCCAGCGCGTCCCCGGCCTTGCTGGGATACTTGGCGGCAACCTCCCTCATCCGCCCGAATTCCGACGCCTTCCTGCTCTCGGCAATGGCGGAAATCTTTTCCCGCAATGCTTCCCTCGAAGACTTCTTTTCGCTCATATATCCCTCTCCTACTAAGGTTTCTGTAGTCTTGACTGCCGACCCCACCATGTGGTATGGCCCTCCGGGCAACTCTGGCTCGACGGTATGCTTGGGAGGCTTGGCTGGAGCGGTCCCGCTCTCCTCCTCGGGGTTCATCTGCTGGGTCAGGAGTCCCCACGGGTCGGTCTGGAGGTCCTTCATGACTTCCGGGTCGACCTGCGGCTGCTGCGGTTGGGGCGGGGGTGCTGCACGCTTTATCTTGGGCATTATAGCACCCCGTCATTGCTGGACGGATGACAATGCACGATGTAATGTCCAATCCCATTGGTATCTTGTACCCACGTAATACCTATGTAGTCTACTTGGTGCTTCATGCCCTTCCCACCCTTGGGAAGCGTGGCATGGTACTCAGAACACTCGAACCAATCGCCCTTATGGGGGGTCCAAGCGGCGGCTGACTTACTTAGTAAACCGTCATGGCTGGGATTGTTGGCTTGGTGGTCCTTCTCGCACAGCGAGCAGAAATGCTTGTCGCAGCCCTTGCATTTCTTGACGTCTTTCCCGGTGCCACAGGCGGAGCATGCAGAAGGTTCCCACTGCTTCTTGGCGGAACTTTGGTGGAGCGCCGCCTCGTCGGTGGACGGTGCGAGCTTGTTCCTTTCCTTCTCCTGCTTCCTCTCCTCCCGGTCGCGGTGCGACTCTTCAAGCACCTCTTCGCGCCTCTCTTGGCCATAACGGTTCAAAACGCGAATGACGGCGGGCAAGACCGACTCCTGCCCATGGAAATGCGTCCTGACGTACAGTTCCACCAGGACGGGAAGCTCTTGGAATAAACGATGGCGGCCATCGTGGTCGAGCCGGTTGTTGCTTTTTTCATGGTAATTCTGGGTCGTGACCCATTGCTGCTCGATGTCCTTGAGCTTCGGCATCTTGCCTACGGACTTGACCTCCTCGTTCATTAAGGAGAGGAGGCGCATGTACTGCCGGGCCTCGGGGCTGGCCAGCTTGCGCTTCAACAGCCACTCGTAGAACCCTTGGGCGAATCGTCCCATAGTCCAGTGCTTCATGCGGCCCCGGTAGTCCCCAAGCTCGACGTTCTCCTCGGCCTGCTCGAACTGGGAGGACGGTGCCTCCATGACGTCCAGCAGGCTGGGTCCGCCTTCCTCCTCCGGGGTCATGGATATGAGGCTGTTATTCGTGACGCCCTCGGATACATCCTGTCCCAAGATGACCTCCCTCGCATAGCGCCTTGCCTCGCCAATCCTCTTCCGAAAGCTGTTCTTCAGTACATCCGTGACCTGCTTTTCGAGGGGGAGCTTGGAGAACTTGGGGTTCTTCTTGGTGAAGTTCCTCACGATGTGGGAGAACTGCTCGCTGAGGACGTGCCGGTCGCCCATCACCTTGGTGACTATGTCGCGGATGGTCTCGTCGATGTAGTCCTCGTCCACGACCCCCACAGCCCTGAGGGCGGTGGAGAATATCTGGTAGAGGTACTTGTCCCAGGCCATGGACTGGTCCACCGGGAGGTCGGCATCCCGGATGTATGCCTTTACGTAGACGTCCACGTTCTTGTCGAAGGCGGTCTTGAGCAGGGTGGCGATGCGGGCGGCACGAAAAGGAACGGGGTCGAAGTCAGGAGGGGTGGGGACAGGATTCCCCGCCAGGTCGGCGAGCTTGTAACTGACGCCATCCTTGGTGGAGACGCTGGACAGGACGAGCCAAGACCTCCCGTCCGTGGAACCGATAACGTGCCCCGGCACGGCGAGCAAGGAATCAACGGGAACCATGGGCTTGCTCCCTAGTCTAGGATTTTGTCGTTCGGGTCGGTGGTTCCCTCCACCTTCTTGTCGTCTTCCATGGCGGACTTCAGGTTGGCCACGTACTCCTCGTGGTCCGTAAACGCCTGCGGGTCCTTGGGAGCGCCCTTGTCGTCCGTCAAGGCGTCGGCGGCAATCTTCATGCCGACCTTCGCAAGCTCGGCGGCGTAGAGGGAGTTCATGGCCTCGGCGTCAACTCTGGCGATTTTGGACATATGTGTCTCCTATTTCAGTTACCATTTCAGTTACCAAGCCACTGAACGGGCATTCCGGGCATCGTTGCCCTATTAAGGGATGCTGTATATGACTTTTGCCCCCCTAAGTTATTGTTATCAGCACGTTCTCCGTCGTCACGATGTTCCCGTCGCCGTCGTATGCCGTGCAGGCGACGACGGTGCTCGTGGAAAATCCCCCCGTAAACTCGTAGATGCCCGAGCCGGTCGTGGAAAGCAGTATATTGACGGGCGGGCTGGTGGTGGTTTCCATCATCTCCACCGTCGCCACATTGTTGCTCGTCCAGAGTATGTAGACCGGCGTGCCTGCCGTGGTGGTGGAAGGGGAAGCCGAAAACGTCGCCCAAGACGGCAGGAAAACGTCCCCCGATGGGCTATAGCCGGAAAAGATGGCGAATCCGGGGACGTCGTGAAGCACCTCTCCCCTGGAGTTGATGACAAGCTGTATGAGGGTCGCCGTCGAGGACTGGAAGTCGGCGTCCCCGCTGTAGCTGGCCGTCACCAAGTGGCTGCCCACGGACCAAGAACTGGACGGGTCCATGGTGAAGGAGATGGACGGGACGGAGCCGGAAGCGATGGGGCCGACGATGCTGTCGGAGAGCGCCAAGGTGCCCGTAGGCGTCCCGAAGGGGGACGACACGGAGAGGTCGAGGGTGAAGGCGCTGCCGTATGCCTGGGGGTCTTGGCTGCTGGTCAGGGTGAGGAAGGTGGCATACTTGGAATCGACCTCCTGCGCCACGGTGCCGTAACTGGCGGAAAAGTCGGAGTCTCCGCTGTAGGTGGCGGTTATGACGTGGCTTCCCACGCTCAGGGCGGAGGTCATGTAGGAACCGGTCAGGGACAAGGTCTGGGGGGCAAAGTCCCCATGGCTGTCCGTCAGGATGACGGTACCCGTGGGGCTCCCGCCGCCCACCGGCGTGACCGATACCGTGAAGGTGACGGAATGGCCGGAAACCGAGGGGCTCTGGGAGGTAGTTACGGCGGTGACCGTGGGGCCTCCGGGGTCCACGACCTGCATCACCGACCCGTGGCTCGTGAGGTAGCTGCCGCTGCCGCTGTAGGTGGAGGTTATGTCGTGCGTGTTCACGTCCAGCGAACTGGTATTGTAAGTGGCTTGGCCGCTGACGAGCGGGAGGCCGGACGCCAAGGGTCCGCTGATGCTATCGACGAGGTCCACGGTGCCGCCCGGCACCGCTATGCCGGAATCCACTCCGTAGGCCATCGCCCAGATGCTAACCCCGATGTCGCACGTGGGGCTTCCCATGGTGATGACGCCGGTGGGCGGGGAGCCATAGGCCCAGACCATCGCCGACAAAGACGAAGGTGCCTGCGACTGGTATGACCATTGGTAGATTGGCGGCGATATGGTCGGGCCGATTCCCCACCCGCTCGTGTTCGTGCCGCCGAAGAAAGCCGCCAGCACCACCGAATTCGCCGGAGGGGAGATGGATGGGGAATAGAAGTAGGTCCCGCTCTCCGTCCCCGGCCCACAGAGGTAGGCCAGCGAAGGAGTGCCCAGTATCTCGAATCCGAGCACCTGTGGCGTGAAGGAGCCCCCCAGCGAGGTGAATATCCATTGCTGCGGGTCTCCCGGCTGGACGACGCGGGTAAACACGTAGGAATACCAGTTGAACCCGTAGGTGGTCGCATGGTAGGTCGATTGCTGGATGAGCCCGGCAGGCGGGGTGATGCCCGCATACCTGATGCCGCTGACGCAAAAAACCAAAGTATTCCCGGCAGTGGGGGGAGAGGGGAAATTAACCGTGGTGCTCGGGGTTCCCACGTCAGCGGCATCCTTCTGGATGATGGGCGAGGTGGTGGCCGTCACTAGGGAGGTGAGGACAACGTTCTGCCCATACAAGGAAGGGTTCGGGACGCCGACGATGGTCGTGATGGTTGGGGCAAGTGACATGTTAGTTGTGGTTTACCGTCCACCCCCTTCCCCTGAGGGTCGCCACATATCCCAAGCCGGTCGCCGAAGGGGCGGCGTTGCCGAGCCCGCTCACGTCCGCGAACCCGTTGTGCAGGCCGTTCGTCACCAAGGCAAGGAGGATGGCATCGACCGCAGCCTGCGTGAGGGAGTTGACGCTGACGTCGACGGTGAGCAATGCCGGATTGTGGCTTATGTCCAAGGCCGTGAATCCGCATTTTTCCGCGCTCAACGTCTGGAGGCTGGCATTGGCGCTCAAGTCCAAGGTGCCGAGCGGGCAGGAGGTGCAGCCCAGGTACGCCAGCCCGGTGTTGGCGCTCAGGTCCAAGGAGGCAAGCCCGTAATTCTGGTAGCAGTTCAGCGTGTATAGCAACGGGTTGTGGCTCGTGTCCAAGGACGTCAGGGCGCACGAGTAGGGCTCCAAGTCCACCAAGTCCGGGTTGCTGCTCACGTCCAAGGAAGCGAGCCCATAGTTCTGGTAGCACAGCAAAGTTTGGAGCAACGGGTTGCTGCCCACGTCCAAGGCCGTGAGGGAGTTGGTGTCGCAGTCCAGATACGTCAGGGCCGGATTGTTGCCCACGTCCAGCGTCGTGAGGGAGTTGCCGTCGCAGTCCAGATACGTCAGGGCCGCAAGGCCCGCCACGTCCAAGGACGCCAAGGCATTGCCTCCGCAGTATATGGTGCTGAGGTTCGGGAGGCTGCCCAGCGTCAGCGTTGCCAGGTTCGGGAGGCTGTCGATGTCGAGGTTCACCAGCGGCGTGCAGGCGCTCACGTCCGCCGAGAGGATGGCGGCAGGGCTGGGTACGGTAGGCGGAGGCACGGGCGGGCTGCTCACGTATCCCGTGATGTACAGCGTATTGTAGCCGGGGAAGACGATGGTATTCGTGCTGCTCGCCAATACCGGCGTGTCGTTCACCGGATAGGGGCTGTCGTAAGGCTGGAACCCCGGCTCGGCCTCGGAGTCCGTGGAGAAATACAGGGTAAACGGGAGGTACGAGGGGTCTATGCCCACGGCGAACGTCGGCAAGACGGCGGGAGCGCCGTACTGGAACGGCGGGCTGGGCATGTGGTGGATGACCTGTATGACTCCTTGCAGGTCGAATGCCTTGCTGGCGAAGAGCAGGTAGCGGTTGTTCAGGGCGTCGAAGGAGGCCGTCGTGATGTCCAAGGGCACTCCGTCCACGTAGACCTCGACGTCCTTGGTGGGGTCGAACTCCACGGGCGGGCTGGTGGGCCGGATGAGCGGGCCAATCCAGTCGCCCAGCACAAGCTGGAGGCGGTTCGGATAGGGCGCATTGGTCTGGGCGGCTATCACTTTCCTCTCCTCTTCTTATAGCCTACGAAAGCAGGGACGGCATTCATGCCGTGAATCATGGAAAGGGCGAAACGGTGCGTGCCCTCCCAGATATAGAACTTTCCGTCCTTCTCCTCCGCAACGATTAGGTGCTCGTCGGGAGTAGACGACCACCACTCCTCCATGTCCCGGTAGTAAACGTCCCTGTCGTCTTCCTTGGCCCACTCGGTCTCCTGCTCCCACCACTTCTTCCACCAGTCGGCCCCCAGTTCCGCCCCGTCTATCTTATTGACGGGAAAGTTGTCCTCCTGCTTCCAATCGTACTTGCTTACGTCGTTTCCGTATCCTTTGGCCGCTTCTCCCATCTCCTGCGGGGTGAACGTCTTGTCCCCGGCGATTGCCGCCATTACGCTCCTTTCGAGGCTCGTGCGCTTGCGGCGGAACCTCTCCCTCAGTTTCTTGAGCCAGTTCTGTAGCCAAGGGACGTTCTTCTGGTCTTCCCTTTGCTGGAGCTTCTTCTGCTCCCGCTGGATGAGGTCGTCCAAGTCGGGCTGCTCCCGTGGAGGCGCAGGCGCAGGAGGTGCCTTGGGCTCGGCGGCGGGCTCTTCCCTCCGCACTACCTTCTTCTTCGGCTCGGGCGGCGGGGCCACCTTCTTCCCTTCCTCGGGCTTGGCTCCGGGAGGCGCTCCTAGGGGCGGCAGGGCGGGGGGCTTGCCCTTCTTCTCCTCCTCCAGCCGCTTGCCCTCCTCCTCGACAAGCTCGTCAATCATCTCCTTCTGCTTGTCGGGGTCCTTGGTCTCGACGATTTTCTCGATTTCCTTCTTCTTGCGCATCTCCTCCTGCCGCTCGCGGAGCTTCTTCTCCTTCTCGGTCGGCGGGGCCTCCTCCAACCGCTTCTTCGTCTCCTCGACCTGCCTCTGGCGGACGATGTTCTGGATGTTGTGCTGGATGGCAGGCAGGATGCGCTCGAACACGGCCTTGATGTGCTTGCAGATGACGAAATTGCTGCGCAGGTCGAGCCTCTGCGTGGGGGCCTGCAACAATGGCCGGGCCGGTCCGTGCAGGCCGTCCCGCTGGTGGAGGTTCCACTGCGCCCCCCAGTACAGGAAGGCGGGGCAGGAGCAGTTCACCCGGACGTCCATCCGCTTGGCGTCCTGCGTCTTCTCCACCTGCGACAGGTCGAACTGCACCTGCACGTCGTGCCCGCGGGGGTCGGAGTAGTTCTCGTGGCAGACGACTTTGTACTCGATGAAGAGTTCCTTGGGCCTCGACTTGGCGAGGGTCGGCGTGCAGCCCGCCCGGCGCTTCACGGAGAAGGCGTTCGTCTGCCGGATGAGTTCGGGCAGGGAGATGGCCACCTTCGTGTAGGGCGGCCTGAGCCGGATGACGGGGATGCTGACCCAAAGCCTGTTCTCAAGCTCGGGCGGCAGAATCGCAAAGGCCATAGCTTCACCTACCTAAGGTTCGGCTATTCGGCTTTGCTGGGGTTTCCTTGGAAGTTCCGGCGGTCCGGGGATTTGCGGCGGAGGGGGTTCCGGGAAGGGCTCGGTTATCTTGGCTTGCCGTGGCTTTTTCTGGACTTCCGATGGTCCGGGAATCTGCGACGGGGAAGGCTCCGAGAAGCTGACGTCTTCCTTCGCCTTGGGGCGCTTTCCGTCCGGCTTGGGAAACTGCGGCACTCCCCGCTCCATGGCCTCGTCGGCCTGCTGGGCGAGGGAATCCTGCTGCGCCTGCCCTGCCGGGGTATTGCCGAGGTCGTCGACGGGGTTGCCGAACCGGTCGGCCAATCCCCCGACCGGCCCCGACTTGGCCTTGCCCTTGACCATCGCTATCCCGGCGTTGGACGAGAAGGCGTCGGCCTGCTTCTTGGCGAGCTTCGTCGTTGTTTCCATGGGACGCTCCAGGGGAAAGGTTGGGATTCCCTCCGCTCCCACGGGTCCGGGAGGAAGGTCCTTCCAGCATCTTGCGTTTGCACGGGGAAGCATGGGCGGCTTCTTGGCCAGGCGGGGCCTCACCTCGGTGATGAACTTGCTCTTCAGGAATGCCTCGATGACGAGGGAGTCCACCCTGATGACCTTGACGAGTTGGCCGTTCCTGTATATGGCGAGGGAATTCCCGTGCTGGGGGTCGTGCGCCAGCATGTCGCCCTGCCTCACATAGAACCTGTACCCCTCGAAGTTGACGGTCGTATTTGCCACGTAATTCTTCATTTTTCGGCGTCTCCCATAGAAGGGCAGGATAGTCCCCCTCTAGGAATTGAGGACATTCCACCTGCGGACGACTTCCTGCTTGGCCGCCTCGTACTCCCGTGCGTGGCGCTCCCAGCCCGTCTCCATCCCCACCCCTTCGACCGGCACGTCTCCCGGACAAAGCTTGAATCCCTGCCCGCATCCCCGGCACCCAACGTCTATCCACCCGTCATGGGTAGAGCCGTCAGAAGGCACGCAGGCCAAGTTTGGCTTGTCCTTACCGCACAGCTTGCATGGCCTTAACTCAAGCATGCCAGTATCCCTCCGCAGACGCCTGCCCGCATGGGATAATACTAAGTTTTATGGGGAAAAAGAAATCGGCGGAAACACCCGGTCAAGGGTGCTTCCGCCGAGGAGCCTTGCGAGGCGACTAGTTCTCGCCTTGGTTCTGGCCGTTCCAGACCTGGAAGCGCCCGGTGACGGTGAGGCGCTGCACGCCGGACGGGTTGAACACCAAGAACCCGAGGTTCTCGAAGATGCTGAACCCAATCTGGCGCAGGTCGGGGCGGTCTGCGGACATGACGGTGAGCGGGATGCGCTCCGGGATGACGCCGAGGAACTCGGCATCCGCCAGGATGTAGATGCATCCGTAGCCGACCTTACGGGACTGGAGCAGGGTTGCGCCCCACAGGTAGCCCATGACGCCGGTCTTGAGCAGCTTGCGCTGCGTCTCACGGTCGATGTTCTGTTGCGTCCACTTGAGCAAGTCCGTGTAGTCACGGGGGTTGAAGAAGCAGAACGCAACGGACAGGTCGTGCCGCTGCACCTGCCCGAATCCGTCGGCCATGCTGTTCAGGTCGATGGGCGGGCTGATGGCGATGTCCACGTTGTAGACGGGGTCGAACGTGGGTGCGGTCTCGGAACTGGTTGCAGAAGCAGCGGCGGCGGCAACGGCGTCGAACAGGCCGAAGACGTATCCGTCCTCCGCAGCCCCGACCTCGGCCTTCGCCAAGTTCAGGGAGCGGGCAACCAAGTCAAACCGACGTTCCTTGATTTGCGTGATGGGAATCATCGGGTTGGAGACGATTTCAAACGTCGGAACGGTGACGCGCTTGGGCTTGGTGACCCGAACGATGTCTCCGCCTTCTTCACCGACCACAAAGGCTTCGACGAACGACCCGCCGGGTGTCGAGGACACCGTCTGGGCCATGATGTCAAATTCCTTGTCGTAGATGGGAAGTGCGCCGTCCGGCAGCGTTTCGACCATGAGGGCCTTGCGGGCGATGCTCATGTAGTCACGACGCCGACGAAGCGACGGTCCGAGGCTGGCGGCGAGCTTTTGGCGGCCACCAGCGGTCTTGAGCAACTGGCCGAGCATAGCGGTCTGTTGCTGTGTGCGGGAAAGGTTTGCCATATTATTTCTCCTCTTTCGCTATAGCAGCGAGGCTACGCCAAGCCAGGGTTCTTGGGTGGTCGGCACATGCGTGCAGATTCCCACGGGGGTTGTTGAGTTCGTCCAGTGAGCCGTGGTGTACAGGCCCACGTTGGTGGACTTGATTACCGGGGTGGAGGTGCTGCTTCCGCCGCAGTAAACATAGCTTCCAACGACGAAGTCGTAGTTAGTCCCAGTTGCCTGGGTGTCATACGACTCTTGGTTGAGGTTTCCCTGCCACAGGGCGCGGACGACCGGAGCCTTCTTCGACCCAGCGGGGCCGATGGCACCGGAAAATTCACCCGGACCGTTGAGCAGAGTAGCGAACGGAATCTTGCCAGCAGCGAGCCCAGCGGTGGAGGCAGTAGATGTATACTGCTTGTCGCCGGGGTTGTACGGGCCGGTGCCTACGATGTAAGCATAGCCGGTTTCCGTGCTACCGATGGTGGAGTCCGTGTCGCACGGCACGATGACAGCGGAGACGTTGGTGACGTTCTTCCCAACGGCTAGGGCCATGATGCGCCCGCCGAGGTAACCAGCGTTAATCAACGTGGTCTGGTCGGTACCGGGGTCGCCGGTTAGAACGACGTCAGGCGTGGCGTTGACGCTGTCGTTTTGGCCGTAGTACGTGAGCTTTAAGCTCATGATTCTACTCCATTTAGAGAAGTTTTGAATTTATCCACCACCCCAATCTGTCGTCCAGGAGAGGACTTGAGACTATAGGGAAGAAGACAACTTCTCAATAGAGGGCTTGATATATAAAAAACCTCAATTGTCGGTATTTGCCCATAATAAACCTGACCATAAAAAACAAAATGGTCGTATCTTATAGTAGGAGAGAAAAGTGTACATTTATTTGGTAACTAACCTTGTAAACGGAAAGATGTATGTGGGTCAGACAGTCGAGTCAGTACAAAGGAGATGGCAGAACCACCTTAGTAGAGCAAGGGCAGGCTATCAAAACCGTCTTTACCAAGCCATCAGAAAGTATGGTCCAAAGGCCTTCATAGCCGAGCAGTTGCTAGAATGTCAAAACCCGGAGCAACTTAACAAGATGGAGCAAGCCTGGATTATCTTGCTAGGAACTCGTGATTACAAATCAGGCTACAATATGACATTTGGGGGTGACGGTCATTTAGCTCCACATACCGAAGAAACCAAGCGTAAGATAAGCGAAGCACACAAGGGACAGACTTGTCCTCAATCAACAAGAGACGCAGCCAGCAAGAGATTCAAAGGCAAGCCCAAATCTCTTGCTCAACGCCAAAAGATGTCAGAAAGCTGGACAGATTCCCGTCGCATCAAGCAGGCCGAGGTGGCCCGGCAGGTAAACGCTGCGGAGAACAAGAAGCTCGACGACTATACTTGCCCCACCTGCAAAAGGGAGTTCAAGCAGGTGACCAAGGGGACATATGGCGGGCATCGGAAGTCCTGCCTGTTCTGGAACCGCAACCAGCCGCCTGCGGACGAGGAATGAAGGGCACGACCTAGCACTTTGGTGCTTGGCACCTTAGTACTAGACAATCCGACTACAGGAATCCTTATGAGGGCATCGAACATTGCCCCCAAAGGAGAAACACATGAAGAGATTCCTCAGCGCATTGCTCTTGGGCTGCCTCTTGTTCTTCGCCTCTGCCAGCGTCAAGGCGCAGGACACGGCCAGCCAGACCTTCACCTTGACGGTAGCCGCCCCCCTGACCATCACCACGCCCGCAGCCATGTCCTCGGCGGTAGTGGCGCAGCCCTACACCTTGACCTTGGCGGCAACGGGAGGGGTTCCCCCCTACACGTGGGCCGTCACGGCTGGCTCCACGCTCCCTGCCGGAATGACCCTGTCCTCTGCCGGGGTGTTTGCCGGAACGCCGACCACGGCTGGGAACTATTCGTTCAACATCACCGTGACTGACTCGAAGTCCGGCACAGCCACGCTCAAGGCGGCGGTGAAGACGGCGGCACCGGCACCAGCGCCAGCAGCAAAGAAGTAAGATGAAAAGGCTCGCGCTCCTAGCGCTCCTATTGGTCCTATGGGGGCCAAGGCTAGGCTTTGGGCAAGTCCGACCACCCCAACCAGTCCAGCCAGCCCCCCATGGGCCAGTCGTGCCCGTCCATCCCGTAAATCCCCCCGGACCGGTAATAACCACCAAGGCGCTTCCCGAGGCGGTGGAGAGGAAGCCCTATTCCTTCCAGCTTACCGCCACGGGGTGCCCCAAGGCGGGCTGCACGTGGACGGTCACGGGCCTGCCCAAGGAGCTTGCCGCGTCCCAGTCGGGGCTCATCTCCGGGACCCCCGTCGTCGCAGGGAAGTTCCAGGTTGACGTCACGGTGAAGTAAACATGAGAAAACGCCTCGTCGCCGCCCTGCTTTTCCTGCTCCTGTTCCCCATCGGCAGCAGGACGCAGGACACCGCCAGCCGAACCTTCACCCTTACCGCCCTCCACAACGTCGTCCTGACTTGGACGGCCAGTCCTACTCCGGGGCTGGCGGGCTATGACGTCTATCGGGGCACGACCTCGGGCGGGGAGAGTTCCACGCCCCTGAATTCCTCCCCGATAGCCACGGGATGCCCGACGACGGTCGCCTGCCAGTACATAGACCTGAACGTGGTCGCCGGGACGAAATACTACTACGTCATCACCGCCGTAGCCTCCAACGGCATCACCCAGAGCGCCGACTCGAACGAGGCCTCGGCCACGGTTCCGACTCCCTGATTGTCATGGAAGGACGCCCGAAACTGCTTTTTATGGCGGCTTCGGGCGCATTGGGGTGGGATTGTCTACGGAACTTGGCATCGAACCAAACGTCCGCAAAAAGAAACCCCCGGTCGGGAAGACCGGGGGCCGTTGAGCATTACTCTTTGTCGTCGAACCCGTCAGCGAACAAGGCCGATGCCACAAGGGATGGGTTGGCCTTGGGGGCGTCCTTGTCGGATGCCATGACGGGCTTGATTTTCTTCAGGGTGGCGGGGGCCTTCTTCTCGGTGGGCTTTGCGGCGGCCTTACCGGCTGCCTTGCCCTGAGACTCCGGGGCCTCTCCTGGCTTCGGGGTTTCCATCTTGTTGGTGGAGTCCTGCGGGACGCGGACGGGACCCTTGCCGGGACCGGACTGCTTGAACTCCTCCGGTCCGGGCTTGGACACCGTAATCACCTCTGCCCACAGGTCGTCGGCATGGTCGGCCTCGTTGTTGCGGTCGTCCGAGCCGACTTCCTTCTGCTCGAAGTGCTTGGCAGCCGTCCCGTCGTAGGATGGGATGACTTCCATCCCGGCCACGGAGGCTGCGGTATGGACGCCGCCCATCAAAGCCGCGAGCGGGTCGTCGTCGGCACCACGGCGGTCGAAGTAGCTGGCCACGACGTCGCCGAACTCCTGCACGCCGTTGTCGTCGAGAGTCGCTTCGAGGTCTATGGCGGCGGACGGAGTGAAGAACTCCGCACCGCTGTTGTCTCCTTCGTTGGCCAAGGCGCTGACCTTCTCGCCCATGTCGCCTTCGTTGAAGATGTTCTCAAGGTCGAGTTCCTGTCCGGCTTCGCCTTCCAGTTCCTCGCCCTCGCCTTCGACGGCTGCGCCTTCGCCTTCGAGTTCCTCGCCGATTTCGCCAAGCTCTTCGCCTTCGGTCTCCAGGACGCCCTCGGGCACTTCCTCGCCCTCGGTCTCTTCCTTGGACACCTCGGCCTCAAGCTGGTGGATTTCCTGCGCAAGCTCCTCGGCCTTGTCCCCAAGCTCTTCGATTTTCTCTTGGGTCACCATGTCGCCAGCACCGGCTTCCTCGCCGGGTCCGGCAGGAGGCATGTCGGCGGGCGGCATGCCACCGGCAGGGGTCTCTTCCATGGGGGGAACGTCAGCCGGTGGTGCCTCGGCGGGCGGTGCGCCTGCGTCAACGGGCGGTGCGGCAGGCGGAACGTCAGCGGGAGGCGCTGCGGGCGCGGCAGGCGGGACGGGTGGAACGTCAGGATAGGCCTTCTTGTTTGCGGCTGCCTTGGCGCTGCACTTCTTGCACGGCTTGCCCGGCTTGCACTCGGGGTCGGAGCAGGCGGTCTTGGCGGCAGCCTTGGGGGCTCCCTCTCCGCCCTCCTTGGTGGACTTGCCTTCGGACAGGTCGACCGTGTCGCCGGGGCGCTCGCCTGCACCGGGGCGCTCGGCGGCCTTGCTGGCGTCAAGCTCCTTCGGCTCGGAGGCGGTTCCTCCGCCATGGCCACGGCCATCGTTGTAAGTCCCGGTCTGCGGCCCGGCGTCCTTGCGGTCGTCGGCGGTCTTCGGGGCGGCGGACTTCGCATCGCCCTTGACCTCGGACTTCACGGCGCTCTTCTCCTTCGAGAGGATGCTGGGGTCCTCAAGCAGGTCGTTCATCTCGACCTTGTGGACCTCCTTGAAGGTCTCGGCTATCTTGGTGTACTGGGCGTTCTTCGCCGTCTGCTTCAATGCAGCGATAAGGGCACTCGTCTTGTTGGCGAGCAGAGACGAGGCAAATACCTTCTGCACCTCTGGCGGGGCAGTCGGGAGCATCGTCTTGGCGATGGTCCAGGCTGCGGCGACCCGTGTCTTCGCCTCGCGGGGGATTGCCTCGCGGGCCGCCTTCACGGTGGCGATGTTCTGTTGCAGGGACTTCTTTTCGTTGGCCATAGTCTTACCTCTCTCGGAGATGGGGGATTTTGCCCCCTTCTTATCAGGAATTGGATAGTTGCCTTTCTTGCTCGCCTGCACGGGCTGGGCGGGTGCGGGCGGTGCCATGGGCGGCACGTCGGTGGTTCCCTCCATGGGAGGAAGCTCTGTCGGGGGCGTTTCTGCCGGGGCTGCGGGAAGCGTCTCCTCGGTGGGGGGCAGTCCTCCCGGTGCCTCGGCGGGTGCGGGAGGGGTGGTGGCCTTGGGCGGGGCGGGCAGTCCTGCCTCGGTAAGGGGCTCGTCGGTGGGCTCGCTTCCGCCCGTGGCTATTTCCCCTATGTTCTGGTCCATGCCGTCAAGTTCGGACTTGAGCTTTTCCGACCATGGGCCTTCCTTGAACCTCTCCCAAGCGGTGAGGAGGTGTACTTTCTCCTGCATCAGTTTGATTTCGCCCTCTATCTGTTCGCGCTTCTGGGCGAGGTAGTCGAAGGTCTTCTGCCCCTCGCCCTCGGGAAGGGCCATGTCGAGGTTCTGGATTTCACTGTCAAGGGCACCAAGTTCGGCGACCTTGCGCTGGTAGGCGGCAAACAGCGGATTCTGTTCGGTTTTTGCCATCAAACATTCCTCAAATTAAGACTTGCATAGTTGGCGATTTTTCAAGTACGCAAGGTGCCCAAACTCTTGCCCCACCCCAACTTTCGTCTTTCTTCCCATATCATCTCCCTTTTGTTAAGGGAGATGATATTTGTTCTTATCGTAGAAACATCCCTGAGTCATCCAAGTTTAACAAAAATTCACTATACCTTGTCGTTAACTTTTCCGAGGCTTCCTTGGAAAAAGCCATCTTGTCGGAAGCGGAGCGCGTCCATTGCGTGGCGGGTCCAAGCCATTCCTCCGCCACGATGGACCTCGTGACTGCGCCAGGGAATGCCGGGGTCTGCACCCAACTTGCCTCCACGAACTTGACGCCTCCGCCCGGAAGGGTCTTGTGCCCGCAAAGCTCGGCCACGCGGCGGGGAACGCCGTCGTCGTCCGGCAAAAATGCGCCCTTGTTGAACTGGAGATGGTGGCAATAGGTGCTGGCATCGGTGACGTGCTGGCCGCAAAAGGAGCAGATGACGAGGTCGGTGACGCACCCCATCGACAGGTACTTGACCTCGCCGTTGCGAATCTGGGCGGCAAGCTTCGTGTGGCTCAAGTCCGTGGCGACGAGGATGTCCACGAAGTAGACGTTGTCCTGCGGGTCCTGCGTCAGGTGAATCTTGCGGAGGACGGAATCCACGATGTGGCCCTTGGCGTACTTGCTGTTTTGGAAGTGCTCGACGAAGTTGAAGGCCCCGGCGAAGCTCTTGTAGCTCAGCTTCATGACGTCGTTCGACCAAGCATCGTCGTTGTTGTTGACGAGGTGGGCGGACGCCGGGCGGATGAGGTAGTCGTAGGGCTCGCCCTCGGTAGCAACACTAGACATTATCGTACAATGGCTTAACAAATACTTTGTTTTATTAGATGCCATTTTGCAGAAGGGGTGATTTCCATCAATTCTGCACCCACGAAATGCACGATTACCATTCATCTTTTCCCAGTCTCCTGGGTTAAGAACAGGCTCGGCTAGCACGGCTTGTGCAACCTTCTTAAACATAGTCTTTAGGCAGATTGCCCCCTACTTAAAGGGGCCGTATTCAATTGAAATTCTCCAGCCCTCCGCAGAAAGGCCAAAAACTCGTCATAAGGCATACTGCTCTTGCATTTTTGGCATGTTTTGCAACAAGAGACCACATTCTCTTCCATGTATCCCTTTGAACTATCTTTCCTGTCCAGCCCGTTATAGGTAAATTCCCCACAACCGGTAGAAAGACGGTATGTATTAGTCGGCTTTGCTCCACAATAATGGCATATTGCCGACGTTAACAAGTCAAACTTCTCTTCTGAGATTTCCCAAACTCGTCCAGCTTGTTTGGCGTTTTTCTTATAATGAGCAAGGATGGCATTTCTAGCTGATATACCGGGCTGCATCGGACGACCTCTATCACAACCACAGCTTTTGGTGTTGCCGTTAAAAAGGACCGAGCACCGAACCGGCACTTGGTTTCCACATTTGCAATCGCAAAGCCACCTACCCTCCCGCCTACCAGACCGCAGTTGAACCATCACTCGTGTTCTGGCGGTTAGTTTTCCAAATTCACGCCCAGTGATGTCAACATAGGGACGTCTTCCTTTTTTATTCATTTTTGACCCCTGTTATAAGAAATCAAAAAGTGATTTAATTAGGACACATCTCGTTATTTTGCAAAGAATGCCCCGCATCCTTCGCATTCCATTAGGTTTCCGCCTTCGGCGTCGGGGTCGTCGACGGGCCTCGTCTTCTGCCCCTTGCAGTTGGGGCAGGAGAGCCCGAAACCGTCCGAGATTTGCACGGCGGTCTTCGGGGCGTCAGGGAACGTGGGGTCAATGGTTTTCCTTATCTTCGCACGTTCTTCGTCAGTGGCAGTCCTGGCCTCCTTGGACATCATCCTGTCGAGGAGGAAGTTCCTGACCTCCTGCGGGATGCCGTCCAAGCTCCCCTCCTGTTGCAGCTTCTTGACCATGCTGTGGTAGGCGAGATTGTCCTGGGGGCTGGACCTCAAGGCCCTTTCCAGTTCGACCAAGGAGGCATCGGTATCCCCCTCCTGCGCGAGGATGATGCCCAGCATGAAGTGGGCCGGTCCGTTGTAGGGGTTATGCACGAGGGACTGGCTCATCGCCTTCTTGGCCTCGTCCACCTTCCCGTGCTGGGCAGCCTCCACCCCCTCGTCGTAGAGCTTCTTGGCTATCAGGGGGTTCCAGTCCTTGGCCGCCGCCTGTATCTTCATCTCCCCGAGGAAGTCCTTGTCGGCTGGGGTGAGGTTGAGCTGCGGCCCCATGACGTTGGGGAGGTTCTGCCGCACCTTCTCCTGCACTTGCATGGGCAGGGAGTCCCATACGAAGTGGCTCCAGTACACGTCTATGCCCAGCTTGTCGGCCATCTCCTTGCGCTTGGTGTTGACGGTGCTCTTCCACCATCTCTCGGCGTCCATGGTGGTCTTGGGCGACTTGATGCCCATGGACTTGAGCAATTCCTTGTCCTTCCTGGTCGGGCTGAAACGCTTGTTCGGGGGGACCATATTTTCAAGCGGGGTTCCCTTGGCCCAGTCGTACTTGCCCGGAGACGCTGGTACAGGCGCTTCCTCATCGAGGTACTTCGGGGGGATGTCTCCCGGATGGTTTGCGGGATAATGGTGCTCGATGAGGGCGCTGCGGGCGGCGTCCGGCGACTCGAATGGCATGCCGTAACTTTGGGGGCTCCAGTCGTAGACTACGTCGCCGCATAGGGGACAGGTCTCCGCCCACCCTTGGTCGTACTCCGTGGGACGCCCCGGTGCCCCCTTCTCGCCCGGCTGGTCGTGGAGCGGCGGCAATGCGCCAGGAACGTTGGATTTGCCCAGCGGCTTCCCGTAGATGGTGCCGAGGTCGGTAACGTCCTCCTCGTCCTCGTCATCCTCGTCCACAGCCGCCCCCTTATGCAGCGGAATGGGGGGCATGCCGCTGTCGTCCACCAAGCTCTCGTCCAAGTGCTTGCGAAGCTCCGTCCTCGGGGGAAGCTTGTCGGGGTCCTCGTGGAGCTTGACCACCGACTCCAAGGCGGACATCTTCTCCTGCACGTTCTCGGCTATGTCCTGAACCTCCGCCCGGTTCATCTGCGGGTTGTCCATGCTGACGTCGTTCACCACCTGCTTGACCTGCTGCTCCTGCGTGGCCGAGGGCTGAGGCTGCGGTTGCGGCTGCACTTTCGAGGACGGGGACAGGTCGGGAGGAGCGGGCGGCATCGCCGGGGTCCAGCGTGGCTGGCTGGGGTCCTTGCTTGCCGGGATGCCGGAATCCGTGCCTCCCACGGGCGTACCAGTGCCGTAGGATTTCTCGGTTGCCGTCATGGCCATTTGGTTTATGTCTTCTCCCCATTCTTTCTCGGGGCCGGGGTCGTTGATTCCCCTGACGATGCCGTGCTTCCAATTTCTCCCGCATTGGCTGCACTTGGCGGTCTCGAAGTCGGTGGGCATGAGGTTGTAATGCGTGGAGCCGCAGTGCGGGCAATGGGGCTTGTCCCCCTCGCTCTCCTTGAAGAAGGTTGCCGTCTCCGGGTCGGGAGGGGCGAGCAAGGGATTGGAGGACAATTTCAAGCTGGCGATGCGCATGCTGTGGAGCCACTCCATGTCCTCGGGGGTATATTCTCCCGGCTCGATGGGCTCCTGTCCCATGGGGTCGCCGCACTTGACGCACACCGCTTCCTCGTCCAAGGCCAGCAACGGCTGCGGCACCACGTCGGAATCCTTGAGATAGCTGTCGTCCTCCTCCTCGCCGGGAGGGCCGACACGACGGGTGTCGAGAAGCTCGTCGATGAGCGCCCGACCGCAGCGGGGACAATAGGTCAGGGCTTGGTAGAGGTATCCGTCAGGGTCTTCCCATTCCACCTTGAGGCTCGCCCGGAAGTCCTCCCGGTCCTTCATCTCCCCGCCCAGATAGCCGGAATACCCCATCTTGAACTTGAGCAGGCTGCTCTTAAAGGCGGCCAGCTTCATGTTGGGCCTCTTCTCCCAGTGCTCATGGAACAGGTGCCCGCACAGGCACATGGAGGGGTCGGCCTTGGTGGGCCTGAACCCGACGCATACGCACGTGCTCTTGCGGTCGTCGATGTTGGCGGCCTTCGACCCGTGCTTGGTCCTCTCGGGCTCCGTCCCCTTCTCCCCGAACGGCTTGTTGTAGGGAACGTCGGCGGTGGGCTCGGCATGGTGCTGGCGGGACGCATACTCCGGGTCGTCGTAAAGGTATGACTTGTCGAACCCCCCGACTCCCCCTCCGGGGGTAGGAAGGAGTTCGGCCTTCCTGAGGAATGGGGAACGAAGGCTGGTTGTGGACATAGGATGCCTCACTAGAAGTGATGCATAGATTAGTATTTGGGTGTATGCCCTACTTGAGCCGCCTGCCGCCCGACCGGGTGATGGGGATTATCGAGTCCTCCCTCTCGGACGACCTCCTCCGCAAAGACTGGCTGGAACGCCGCAAGCCTACCGACCACCCCACTTTCGGGCATTGCTACGTCGCAACCGAGGCATTATGGCACTTATGGGGGAAGTACCATGGGTACAGGCCGTGGGTCGTCAATGAGGATGGCTACACCCATTGGTATCTGGTTGACGATGAAGGGGATGTCAAAGACCCCACGAAGGGGCAAAGGTTGGGAAGAGAAGTTCCTTACGAAACTGGCCGAAGAAACGGCTTCCTGACGAAGCGACCGTCCCGCAGGTGCAGGACAGTCATGAGGAGGGTGGTTCAAAGCTCGTCGTGAATCGTTTTTCCTGACAAAAACAGCCCCAGCCTCTCCGCCCTGTCCAAGCATTCCCGCTTGCCCTCGGCGCTGGAGACGGAGCCAGGCGCTCCGTCCGTGCGGGTGGAGCAGAAGAGGGACTGCATTGTCTTGGTGAGTCCTTCCTTCTCGAAGACGAGGAAGGCACGCCTGCTGGCGGAATTGTATACTAGCCTCCAGCACTTATATGCCGGGGAAACGTTGACCCAAACTTTCTGACGGGTTACGGGGCTGGGCATTACGCCTCATAGACCTCCACTGCCGGAGTCAAAAGCCAGTCCTATAATACTGACTCAACTAGGATATTGTGTAGAGCAAGCTCTGCCCCGTCACATCGCCAGGTCCGAGGCCGC